TTATTTTTCTATTTTAACTTCAATCTCGCCTAATTTCTCGCCACCTACACCCTTAGTAGCTTTTAATATAACTGGTGTTGTTGTATCTTCTAGATCATAAGCAATTCCATTTTTTAATGTGCCATCTTTTTTAATAATATCCATTTGTGTATCTAGGAATGGCTTATATTTACTTGTCTGTGGCAACATTCCCACATCTAACTTTCTAATTGTATTTTTACTGTCCTGGGTCGCTTCAAATGTAGCTAACCAGCCACTTAGTGCATCAATCTCTTTATCTGATTTATTTTTAACTTCATATATAATTCCTAACTGGTCTTTTTCTTGAAATTCGTATGTACCTTTTGGAATAAATTCTGTTTCTAAAACTTTTACCTCAATATCATTTAATACTGCTGTGTTGTCTTTCAACCCTGTATTTTCTTCTTTTTTAGGTTGTTCTTTTTCAACTTTCTTAGCTGTTGTTTCTGATTTATTCTCTTTAGTTGCTTGTTCCCCACCACATGCACCCAATAATACAGATGTTGCTAAAATCGTTGTACCTAGTAACTTGTAATTCATAATAAACCCACCCTTTGAATAAAATTACTTACTATTTAATTATTACTAAGAATGTGTATTTTGGCAATAAGAAAAAGCCACACATATTATATGCATGGCTTTATGATCTAGTGCATTTCACTTGCTGGGTGCAATCGGCGCAAAAAGAAAACCACCTACATAAGTAAGTGGTTAGTTTTCTTCTTTTGTGAAATTGTAGAAAGGTAAATCTAGTGGAGGGAAACCACTGTAGCCTGTCAAATTGCTAATAACTGGTCTGCAATAAGAATACAAAATTGCTGGTGCATTTATTTTTAAAAAATCATTCTTTTCAATTTCACTTTGATTAGTCCATTCAAATATTGCTTTATAGGTTATACTAATTTCAAAAGGATATCTAATATCCTTACCACCTAAAGTTAAGTGAAAACTAATCAATGATTTTTCAACTTTTTCATTATTTTGATTAAGCTCTTTTATTTTTATTGTATAGTCCATATTTTCGAAACCGTTAAACTCATCAGGTAAAAAATCATCATTAATATGAAAATGAACTTGCTCTAAAGTTGGATGATTAAAACTAATATCCTTTCTCTCACCACTCATATTCATTCTCCTTTATGCTGCAATCGCTATCTTCGTCGATGTCGACACACTATTATTTTTAATATGAATTCCTAACTCATTAACTGAGTTATCTTCTGAATAATCAATTACCTTTGGAATAGTTTCATATACACTTTCACTATTTGATACTATTTCATCAAAAATAAATGGCATAGAATTTGCAATTTTTAATTTTTCATTGATGTTCATAACTTCTTCATCTGTCATCATATCAATTTTTAATGAAATTTCTTCAAAAATTTTATCTAAGTCCATTTAAATCACCTCTTTGTTATTTAAGTATATCGCTTCTTCTTTTTTTACACAATATATTGTTTTAGCATTCGTTGTTGGTCTATTTCTTTTTGATGTATTGTTAGAAGTAATAAAATTATCATCTTTCCAATCATATAGACCAGTGATTTTTACAGTGTAAAAATCATTTCTAAAGAGATCAGTTTCAGTGAATAGTACATTAATATTCTTCCCTAATTGTGAATCATCAAACTGATCGATGCCTTTATTTATTAATAATGCCATCACTTTTTTACACAATTTTATGTGGTCTTGACTGGTTAAATCAAGAACCTTATCTAACTTTAATATAGCTTTAACAATTAGAAATTCGTCATTAGGGTATTTACGTGTTCTATTTCTATACCAATATTTAGCATTACTTTCGTTATCCCAGAAATACATTCCATTACCTAGCCAAATATCATCTTCAATAGAAGGAATAATAAGTATTTCATCCTTTGAAAAAGATAATACTTCTTCCTTTCTTCCACAATGATAAACAAAAATAGATGGTACATAATTTATCATATTATCACTCATTCATTTTTTTAGTTACTAGATTACATTATGGTGATATTACATTAATTAGTCAACAAAATACTATTAATAATTGAAAATAGCTATGATTATCCCCTATATAAATCAATTAAAAAAAATTGTATTTTGGGAACTTCCACATAACATTCTTGCTGCACGTATCAGCTTTCACACTACATATACCCTGTTATTGATGCTGGGGTGCTTACCTACACACCCACCGTCACATACCCTGTAGCGTCTGCCACAATACCTAGTATCTTTTCTCTAAACACCCTCATAGTTCTTGGTGTTATGCCCATCACCTTACCTATGATGTCATCATCTTCTTTTTCCCACCAGGTAAGCTTAAATAACTGCTGTTCTCTTGCTGGTAATTGATTATATGCTTCCGTAATACCTAGTACTGTATCAGATACACTTTTATAGTAGCCATCACTCATATTAGGTGGCCTATTCTTGTATATCCTCTTTAATTCGTGGTACTTCATAACACGACTTTCTAAAACTTTATAATCGTATTTGTTGATTGTTTTGGCTCTATACTTATTATCTACACTTCCAGCACCTTTCATTGTTCCAGCACCTCAATTAACCACATATTTTATTTAAAGCATTTTCATATAGTTGTCTTATTCTCTCATGGCTATACCCTATTTTCTTGCCAATCGCTTCATAAGTCATACCCTGCGCTCGTAACATAACGATGTAGTTCTCTTTATCGCTACATAGGTTGTATGCTCGTTCTTCAATCTCATGAAACGCTATTAGGTCATCTACATTATTTTCTAGTAAGTCGGTTCCTACATCTAAGTTAATATTGAAAAAATCATCTTCATCTATATCTATTGTTCCTTTTTGTTCTGCTGTGGTATGCATGTATTTAAGCATTCTCTTAACTTCTTGCTTATCCATCATCTTACATACCCTGTTGCGTCTACCATCATAGACAAGATTTTCTCTCTAAATGCTTGAATTGTAGGCATACCTCTATTTAATACTTTACTGATTGTTTCATCATCTTCTTTTTGCCACCATGTAAGCTTTACTAAATTCTGTTCAAATACAGATAAATGGTTATTGTATAAGTCTGTAATACCTGACACAATGGCTTTAATGCGCTCATATTTAATTTCACACATCTCTGTGGGCTTTTGCTGGTATATCTTCACTAGATCATGATATTTAATCATGTACGATTCTAATATTTTATAATCATGATTATTTATAGAAAGTTGCCTGTATATCATATGGCCAATACCTCCCTTTCACTATTTAAAGATAATTTTATCTCTTTTATATGTTCGGTAACTATATGCTTCCTATTCGCTTCAAACTGCTTTATTTTTGCTTGTTTAATCGGGTGTATCAGTTGGTACAAATCTCTTTGCAATCGTTCAATAAGTGCTTTATCGGGTCTGTATTCTGCATTGCTTGATATGTACATCATTAGTTGCTTTTTATCTGTGTTATCATAACTATCCATCACTTGCTTAAGCATGTCGATTTTCATTAGAGATTCTTTTTCATACCTGGATAACTTGTTTTTTTCTTCAATTATCTTTAAAACTAATAATTCTAGTGGATATGATGTTGAATACACACCTCTATTTTCATCAAATTCACTGCGTGATCTACTTAAATCGTATAGTGTTTCAATAAAAAAATACTTGGCTCTTATCTTTGCTGAAATATAAAAAGGGTTAAATTTTGTGAGGATAACCCACTCTAATACTTTGCCATCTTGATAATATTTATATTCTTTATTTTCTCTTTTCAACTTCATATATTTACACCTCGAATAGTCATATTTATAAAAAAATATCCCCTATTCATCAATAGAGGATATTCCACTTCAAAGGAGGATTGTTCACATGTTTTAGCAACTAAAATTTTATTAATATCTAGTCATACTACCTATTACTAATTATAGCGAAAAAACACTGTTATTTCAATGTTTGTAGCTTGTTTTATCAAACTAATTTTAGTATAATTATAGGTAGATGTTAGGTTAATTACCTAGTACTTAAGTATATACTTAAACACTAGCTTCTTTACGTTTTTCAAACATGCTTCGCTTGAAATTCTTTGAAAGTCAAAACCACCTTTTTACACCCACACTTTTATGATGTGGGTGTTTTTGTGTTTAATGACATCTCCCCTATTTAATTGCCGAACTGTGCGAATGGATCAATAACTTCTTGTTCCTGTTTTTTGCTACTTATTTTATATCTGCTATCCATTGTTAAGCCTAAAGTACTTGCTACACGTTCCATACGTAATGAAGCACTTTCTTTAACTTTAAATGCTGGGTTTGTCTTAAGTTCTCCCTTACTATCCTTTATGAATAGGCCATGTTCTTTACATTGCTTAGAAGCTTTCACAAAATCAGAGTAAAACTCGCAATAAGCTGTAATCTGTGCCAGGTCTAAATTACATATTGGTAAATCGTTTAATAATGGTAGTACCCTCTTATATTCTTCTGTTGCTATTTCATCTAAATGAGGTGGGGGGGTACTAAGTTGTTCTCGGTCAAATTTATATAGTTCTTTTTCTACTCTTTTTTTAGCTAAAATCTGTTCTTTCGTAAAATTCCCTGTTGTATTTTCAACTAACTTCATTGGTCTTGGCATATTAATAATTTCTCCTTTCATATAATAGTGTTTTAAGGCATTTTAAGGCCATTCTAGGCCATGTTTTACTGTTTGAAACCTTTTGTTTTTGGAAATCTTTAAAATGAAGAGGGAGCCCCGATAAATCGGGAAAAATATTGACCACCCGTTAAATTTTTTTGGGGGGCTTATGAAAATTTTTTTATTTCATTTTTTATTTTTCAAATTTTATTTTTATATTTTCTGTAATCGTCTGCTGTTTTCTTGTTATGGCAATTAGTACACAATGGCTGTAAGTTATCTTTATCAAGTCTTTTATCCCAATCAACACTTGTAGGAATAATATGATCTACTAAAGTTGCTTGTCTGCCACATGCCTTACATAAGTAATCATGTTCCATTAGAACTAACTTTCTAAGTCCTATCCACTCACTAGAATTATAGAACTTTGCATGTGCTGGATTGTTTAACTGTCTTTCATTCTGATACTTGGTATCAATATATGATTTATGTTTATCACAATATCTTTCGCTTGTCTTAATTAGTTCTCTACATGTCGGGTGTATACATCTTTTCATTGGTGGAATATGCGCCACCTCCTATACCTGAATAATAATAGATTGTACTTAGTTGTATGCGCTATTCAAAGCGTGTTTAAAGACTTTTAATATTACTGTGCTAGATAGCTTTAAATTGTTCTTACATGCTTATAAATTGCTTGTGTGTTGCTTGTACAAGTGAATGGAATATAAGCAACGAATAGTAGTTACTATTCATCATGTAATGATAGATAACTTCATGTATTGATATATGTTGATGATCTAATGATTCAATCACATATCATTCATTGTTACTTGCTTATGTTACTTCCAACACTTCTCTTAGTCTTGCTTGATACATCTTATCTACTTCATTGTTGTATTGTTCTATCTTATACAGTTCATGTTGAAGTAATGTTGTTGTCTTACTTACATTCTTACCATCACTCACAAAGTATTGATGTTCTTCTCTTTGTTCATCTGTTCTAAATATATTCAGTACATTGTTCAATCTTCTTACATGCTTTGTGCTTTCATGCTGGAACTCTTGCAATACTTCTAACATGTTCCTTAATGTTAGTGCTTTAGTACTATCATGTTCCACTGCTTCATATACTTTACCTAACATGAACACATCATCAATGTTGATATAGGTAACACCACATTCTTTAAGTATTGCCTTACGGTAGTTGAGTATCTTCCTGTTAATAGTTAAAGGGCTGTACTTATCAAGTATTACCTTATGTGGTATGTAGCCATAAGTATATGTGTGCTTTGTACGTTGCATAAGCTACCTCCATAAAGGAGAAGCCACCATAATATAATATGATGGCTGTGTTTGTTACAAATGTTTCTTGAATTCGTTAATGATTGCTCTATCTTTTTCTTTCTTAGCAAGAAGAATTGACTTCTCTATCTTTCTTTGTGGAGGTTGTCTAACGTTTCCCCACTTATCTATTACACCACCATCAGGGAAATGTATTCTCCATCCCGAATCAGAATCAGATGGCCAACCAATGTTAATATATTTATAACCACTTGGATATGTTTGTACTTTACCTTTGACAATCTCATCTCTTGCCTTACCTGTTTCACCAACGAATATAGTTTCTTTCAATACTTTGACTTGTACATCAGCACCAACATTTAAAGCTTTCTCTGATGCACCTTTTACTTGCTGAGCTATCTTCATGATGTTCTTATTTAATTCATCCATACCTTTTATTTCAACACTCATTGTATCGACTCCTTTACCACGTTGTAATAGTTACACTACTGTTTAACTTATGCGCCTGTTGTTCACTGAATGATCTAGCACAGTTAATGCGTTCAGTTAAATCTAATACATACTCGTCTACTGTTTCATAATGGTATGTAAGTTGTTCAGTATTATTGATATGGTTGATAGATGGAACATCAACTGTAAAACAATAGAACTGTTTAATATCTTCTCTTAATTGTTTCTTAGTGTTATGTGATTCATGCATTGCTTTATAGTCATTATCTTTAATACGTTTAGCTTTGCTTTCATACTCCACATATTCCATTGTGTGCTTAATCAGTTCCAACTCTTTTAGTTGTTCCTTACACTTGAATGTAATCGAGTTGTGTTCCTGTATTTCATTTAGACATTTCTCAAAGTAATCAACCTGTGCTGGTGTTGGTGCTGGTGTTATCTTTGTTTGTTGTTCTGCTTTGTTAATTGCTTCATGTCTATCATCTTTTATTCTAATTATCTGGGTTCTAGTCAGTAACATAATCTGCACCTCTTACTTTTCTTTTTCAGTGATAACAATAGCTTTAGGATATGCCGATTCTTTTACCAGTGATATTTCAGTGACAGTATCAAACTGTTTTATTTCTCGGATATATAAACCTTTCTTATCGTCATAGATCCAATTAGAATTTTCTTCTGATGTAGTAAATGCGAATGAACACTGATTAAGAATTTCTCTTTCAATAGCTTTATAAATCATTTGATTAGTTTCAATATTCATATCTAGCTTACAGAAAAAATATAAACCAATATCATTCACTTCAAATTTCAAAGTACCATCTTGTACATTTGCAATCACAAACTTCTTATCATGGTTATAGCAAAGCTTAATATCATTTGTATTAATATTGTCTAATGCACCAGGCAAAATCTTTTCTGTATAGTTCCCGTATTCCTCATGTTGCATTACATCACTAAATTGATTGAACACAATACCATAGCCACCGATATATTTATAATTTTCTTTAGTTGTATCATCTTGTTTGTTAGGCTCTTTAGTAACTGCTGTCGGCTCTTTAGTATCTGCCGGTGTTTCTGATACATCTGTTGATAAATTACTTGCTCTCAAAATTCTTCTTCTAGGGTTATCAATATCTACATTTCTAAATTGTGCTGGTCTATTACTCATTGTTTAATTCCTCCATTGTTTTGTTTAATTTGTATTTTGGTCTATCTCGTTTCTAAGCCATTAGGTCTGTACTGTTTTAATGTTTTAGGTGTGCTGTGATATACCACAACTGTTAGTGCTGGTGTTCCCTCATTTTCGTTTTCTTCTAAATGTGTGACTGTAAGAACATTCTTATCTTTCGTAAATTCTGTTATACGTGCATTGAACTGATACTCATTTTCTAAGCCATGTTGTTTGAAAAGTTTTACTAACAAAGTGCTTACCTCCTTTTCTTAGAATGCACACCCTAATTAAAGGGTGTAACATTATTAAAATTCATTGTCTTTGTAATATGCTTGGTACACTTTAAGTTGTTCTTTTTTGATACCAATATCTAGTTTTTCTTTATATTTATAATTAAATTTTTCTTTTTCTCTAAAAGCGTTGTTACCCATTAAATCAAATTTTGATGGTTGCTCTATACCATTTTTAAATAATGATTCCACATACTTAAATCTCTCTAAGCGCTTATGTTCCATACGCTCAATAATTTCTTTCTTGTTGAATAGCTGAAACAGTTCTTTGAATTTATTATCAATATCATTTAACACTTCATCATGTGCATTATTTAATAATGCGTGTTCACTATCGTAAGTCTTTTTGAATTGTTCATATTCTGATTCTGTGATGTTATTTAAATCGGATTTAGCTTCATTTACAACCTCTACTGCTTGTTGTCTTAGTTCACTAATACGCTGTTCACGTTCTACCATTCTTGTAAAATCTTCTGCTGGATCCATATAAGCAAGTAATGATTTTTCTTTGATTAATTCATCTTGAATTTTTTTCTTGCGTTCATTTACTTTTAAAGCATTAAAATATTTCTGTTGAAGTCGTGGGAATAATTCCACAACTTGATTGCTAAGGCCATTGATATGAATTTCAGTTTGCTGTGTTGTTGTTTCTGTTCCTGGTGTATCTAATACTGGTGTTGTATTTCTAACTTCCTTATTTTTAAAATTGAACATTTTCTGTTCCCCCTTTTTCGTTATACATAATCACTAAGTTAGTCCAATATTGACCATCATCATCTGAATAGAATCCGTTTACTTCTGTTTTGATGTCAATTACATCAACTGATTGCACAAACTCGTTTAGTCGGTTTTCATATTCTTCTATGGTTTCAGTTCTAAAGTCGCTAATAATATCCCCTGTGATTGTTGGGTTTTCTACTGGAATCGGTTTACGTTGCATTAATTTGATTTTCATTAGGTTCTCCTTTGTTAGTTACTCGTAAATCGGTTTAATAAAATCTTCTTCCATAATTGTTAGTACGTGCCATTCACATGGTTTTTCTTCCACATTATGAATATCATCAATTGCTACACCATACTTGCTTTCATATTCATCATTAGCTTTTTTATTTTGCTTCATTCTGTTCTCTTGCTTTTTCCTGAAATAGTCGTTCATTACATACACCTTATTAGTGTTGTTCTTCCAATGTATTAAGCCACTTAGACTATGTTTTTCATATTCTTCTTTGAGTGCTTCATGTTCTTCAAAATCTGTTGGTTTTGTTATCCAGTACAGTTCATTCATACATTGCACATTCAGAAAATCAATAAAGCTTGTAATAAGATTATCGGTTAATCTTAATGTTCCAAATTCTTTAGGTATGCTGGTGTAATTGTCTTTTAAATTAAATTCAGTTTTCTTCCACAACTTAAAGAGTTCCCAATTCATGTGATACTGTACGTTCTCTAAACCTTTAGGGCTAAAAGTCCAATCACAAGTGGTAAAGTCCATTGTTAGATAGCTGTACTGATTAATACGCTTTGATATATATAACATTGGTCTGTTTTCACGTCTGCAACGTTCAAATTGTTGTCTTGTCGGGTAATCTTGTATTACCTGGAATGAGTTAGGTAGTATGATCATTAGATAGAACCTCCTTAATTTAGATTGTTTGAATATATGAACTTATCCATTAATGCTTGAGGGTTATCAGTATTAGGAAATTCTGTTTCTAAAAAGTTGCTATATTCTTGTGTTGTAAAATGTTTGTCATAAAATACTGCATTGATAAAATTGAAATCTTTAATAAAGAAATCATCATATCTATTTACTTTTAAAGTGAGATAATTCTGTTTGTGTTGTGTTTTGATTTGTCGCAACAACTCCAGCAACTCGGCATAAGTAAAGTAGTCATAGACACATTCATAATCATAAGTTTCAATATTTGTTTTATATTTATCGGTAGTGAAAAGTATCTTAGTGTTACCTGCATGTACTGTAATGTGTGATAGTAGTGTGTGCATTGTTTGTCCTCCTATTTTTTATTTTCTAAGTAATTAAGGTAATTTTATTACCTATTCTTACTCAATTAAGGTAATCCTCTAAACCCTTGATACAACTGTGTTTATCAGTACTTTTTCAAAATTATTACTTCAATTACCTCTTTTTTAGAATCATATAGTATATATATTGAAAAATATTACGAATGTAAAAATCTCAAATTTTATTTATATATATAGTTTTTAGAGGTAATTAAGGTAATATAGGTAATAATGTCTTACAAACCCTTTATTTACGCTATTTTAGAAAAAGTAATATTAGGTAATATTGAGGTAATTAGAGGTAATAATTAAATATTTACATCATAATTTGAAAAATTTTGACTGAAATCAAAACCTAATTCTCTAATCACTTCATTTTTTATAGCTATTGTTTTAAGGGTTTTATATTTCGTTGCAGTAGTTTTTTGTGTTTTAATCTTCTCATCTTTTGTATCTGTTATTAAATAGCCTCGTTCGTACCACTCTCTTATTATCTTGTTGTATTCTGTGGGTATTAAATCCCTTAACTTAGCCGGTAATATACCAAGATACTCTCTCTTGTAAATTGCGTATACTTGAGATTGAACATATTCTTGTTGGTCGTATATAATATTGTTTCTTTGTCCGTCAAGTTCTTCTAATACTCGTTCCAGCAACTGATTAGGCTTATCAATATTTTTATTGTTGTTCAACATGCTTGTATAAACCTTTTCCATGTGTTGCTGGTAAGGGTGTTGAAATAGATCCATTTGTGAAAGTATCAGTCCAGCAAGTTCTAAAATTCCAAAGGCTCTTGCCATACGTTCTAAAACTTCATTGCCATTACCTTTTTCAAAGTACTTTTGACATATCAAAGTATATTGTTTGTGGTAATACTCTTTGTTGTTTAGATAGCACTTCCAAAATGCTTTACCTAAAGTTCCGTGATATTTTCCAATGGCTTCATATAATTCTGTAAAGCCTTTGAATGAAAATGGCTCATCTTCTAATGTGATAACCCTAGCTGACATTCCACCTTTTTCTTCACTTGCGTCTGATAGACTTGTTTCACCTGTTGAAATCATGATGTTACGGTGTCTGCTTTGTACTTTAACAGATTGAATTGTACCTCTGCCTTTATCTGTAGCGAATGAATGATTATAGACGATTGCGCCTAATTCTTTAGGGTTTGCACCTCTACTATCATCAAGTAAAATGGGAAAACTATTTAGGAATGTTGTTTTACGTTCTATCGCAACTTTCGTACTATTGAATGAGTTGACTAATGTTCCATCTCCCCACACTGTAGCTGTAACTTTGAGTGCTGTAGTTTTACCTGTACTCGTCTTAGAACTTGTGTCTATGATAAATGGATCAATTTCAAATTCTTCTAATAAAATTGAAGCTAGACTTCCATATATCATTGTCATAACTACATGCTCATTTTTCACCAACTGAAATACATGTTGGTTATATTCAAGTAAAGTACCTTTTGAAACAAAGGCATCTAATATTTTTCTTTGCGCTGGATCTGTAACATTTAAATGAATATCGTTTTCTTCATTTGGTATTACAAAATGTCCTTTAATGTGGCCTATTCTGTTTGTACCTTTAATAGTTGCAAGTTTGTTATACATTAAACATTTATGGATAAATTCCAACATGTCACTTCTATTGTTATCAAACACATCTAGGCCATACATAGCTAAATCTATAATTTCATCTCGCCTTTTTATTTGTGAAGATGTTACTGGCCTTTTATGAATTTCGTAATCATCCATAAAGGCTAATTCATAAGTAATTTCACCTGTTTCAATATCCTTAATACGCTTTGTTATAAATGGATAGTTAGAAGCAATTTGTATTATTTTAATGTCTTTGTCTTTACCTGTACCAACTTCAACCTCTTTATACAATCCACCTGTATCTTTAATGATATAAGGCGCTGGTACGTATTCGGGAACATACCCAGCAACAACCGGAGTAGATTTCTGTTTATCGCCTAGAGTACTTTTACATTCATAAATAGCTTTATTAATTGTTAAAGCGCCATAAGTATCTTTTCCATGCACTTTGTCCCACTTATCTCTATATAAACCCGATTCTTTAAAAATCGTATCTATCATTGAATAGTCTTTATTACAGAAAAAAGCTAGGTAATTACAAAGTCCTAAATCTGCTTCCGATTGAGATGTATATAGGTGTTCCCAATCACCTCTCATTAATGCGCCTATTTTATCTGAAACTTTACTCTTTGCCATGATTTTTAAAATGCTGTCTTTGGTTAGTTCTGTTGTTGTCCCAACTTCATCAAAATTTAATTGAAAATCTGATTCATTCGTTGGTGCTGGTTTTCCATTGAAATATTTTTCTACAATTTCACTTAAAACTGCTTCATCTTCATTTATTGGAACATCCTCACTGTTAAAACCAGTAAACGTAATATATCGACCATGAGAATAAAGTTCTATTCCTAAATCAAGATTTTTCTTTCGTGCGTTATCGGGTATTTCACCTTTAAAATAACAATGTATACCTGTAGCACTCGGACTTATTTCATACCATGTTCTTTTAATCATGTCCTTTGCTATTTCTGTTAAAGGTTCAAATGTTTCGGGGTTTACTGCACCATCAATATCTAAACAAACTAAGTTATCTTCTTTGGTTAGAACAAACCCAATACCGTCATATACATCTGCTTTAAAGTTTTTCACACAACTTTCAAACGACTTCCATGTATTCTTATTAGTTGTGGAAGCCTTAACGCTAGGTGACTTATATGGTACTTTCTCAAATTGTTTTCTTCTTTCGTTGTATTCTGCTTTCCAATATATCCATTGGTCTAGTTCCCTTAGATCGCTTGGAACATTATTTACATTAAACTTTAATATGGTTTCTTTATTTGTGATTGCCAAACCCAGCACCTCCTCCCTCTGAAAAATCTTTAGTTTAAGTGTTTAAAATGTTATAATTAGATAAGAAACAATTTAATTATTGTTCGTTCGGTGCTGGTAACAAGTCGCTTTGGTCGGTTGTCTTGTTATCAGTTTTTTCTTGCCATAATACCTTATTGACTTTCAATAATTGGCCATTCAATTCATTAAACTCTTTTAAATATTTCTCTAATAACTGTGTATGCATTTCGATATTTCGTTTATGTTCAGGATATGCGTAAATATAATTTTCAATATCACGCTGATCAGGAACATAGTTCTCTGGAAATACCGAACCCTCAAAATCTTTTAATCCTGTGCTTAATCTATCTAACTTACCAATCAAATCTTCCATACTTGCTTGTACAGAATCTACTTCAAATTTAATATTCATAATTAATTCTCTCCTTTAGTGTTTTCGTATTTGATTATTTCATGCGCTGAAACAACGAATAATGCTAATGCTGAAAAATATAAAATGTATTGCTGAACTACTACATGTTCAGTAACCTTTGTAATTAATATTGTGGCTAGTATCGTGTAGGCTATCATTTTAATAAGTAGTTTCACGTTGACCTCCTAAAGCCATTTTTTATGTTTCTGCTCTTTAAGATATTTCTCAAAAATTTTCACATTAATTAAATTGACTGATTGAGCAATCCAAATATTGATACCGTCATACTCTTTCATAAGACTAGCTTCTTGCACATATCTAGAAACAGTAGATCTAGATAAAGAAAACATCTTTGCAATCTGCCCTATCTTGCCATACAGTACTTCTGTATAGATTATTTGGCTATCCTCCGTTACTGTGTTCGTTTTCGTTGGTAGTTCTTTTACTGTCATTTTTTAGTCCTCCTTTATAAAAATTTCTTCAACTTCACAATTTAAGCCTTTCGCAATTTTCACTGCCATTAAATCTGAAACTTTTGCATTACCTAAAAACACTTGAGATAAATGACTTCTTGTAACTGAAATCTTTTTAGCTAAACTTGTAACATTAAGTTCATTTTCTGCCATTTTTACTAATACATTTTTTCTAACTGCTTTCATGATTTTTACCTCCTATTTTTATTAACGGTAACTAACCGTTTATTAAGTTATACACATTATAACCACAATATATATTATTTGTCAAACGGTAAGTTTTCGGTTACTATGGTAACAAGATATAAAAATTAATATTAAATTGGGGTGTACTAATGAGTTTTGGAAAAAAATTAAAAGAAGTTAGACTTAGAGAAGATATATCTATAAGAGGTTTAGCAAGATTAACAAACGTTAGCCACGCTTATATTTCACAACTAGAAAATAGTGACAACAAACAACCTACTAAAAATAAATTATTTGAAATTGCTTATGCATTAGATCCTGATGGAAAGAAAAAAATATTTGAAGAATTAATAAAGGAAACAACTTTACAATATGAAAATGCTGATGAAGAATTTCAAAGTTATATTGAATCTAAAAACTTTGATATTGATTTAAATAAAATAAGTAATAAGATGTTAATTAATAAGAACGAAAATACTTTAAAAGAGTTAGATTATCCATTTACTGATATTGAATGGTTAGTAAATCAAGATATGTTTCATATATATATGGGAAATTGGCCAAATAATTATGTTCATAATAAAAAAGGTGAATTTGTTCAAGAATTATTTGTATTAAATGAAAATGAAAAAAGTGAATTAAAAGAACTGATTGATACTTTAAAAGAAAAGTTTGTAAAGGATAGAAATAAATCAATAGATGATATAGATCAAAAAGAAATAGAAAAAATGGCTAAAAAATATCAATTTATAGAAGATTTAATAAGAGGTAAATTTGAAACAGAAGATAGTATCATTGAAGCCATATATGATATAGATATTCAGAAAAAAAATATCATATCTCAAGAATATATTGATTCTTTATTTAATGCTGTCGCAACGGATAGCGCTAACGAAATTTTGCTACTATTAAATATGAATAGTTTAGAGGATTTTCAAGAATATTTAAATGGATAGCTTAATTAATAAGGAGGTCTAACCTATGTTTGTAGAATCGTATATAGACAAAGACGGTAAAGAAAAATATAGATTTGTTGCTAAGTATAAAGACCCACAGACAAATAAATTTAAGCGTGTGAGTACCGTCATGAATAAGAACGGTCTACATTCACAAAAAGAAGCTGAAAGAATACTTAATAAAAAGATTGAGGATAAACTAAAAGCTTTAACATCTGCTGATATTAGTAACGTGACTTTCCACCAGGAATTAGATAGATGGCATATTGACCATATAGAAAATGAGGGTAACAAAGCTACAACACTTAATAATATAAGAGTTTTTGTAGAACACATTAAAAATGCTATTGATAAAGACATTCTACTTACTGCTATCAATGAAACTCATGGTAAAGAGATTATTAAATATTCTCAAGCGTTAAAACATAGTAGGAGATTAACTGCTCGACTAATAACCTTATTCAAATCTGTATTAAAATTTTCAAAGTTAAAATATAAAACTCTTGATATTAGCTTTATTGATTTAATCAAAGTACCTAAACAAGCTAAGACATTAGAAAGTGTTAATAAACAAAAAAAGAAAAGCACCAATTATCTTGAAAAAGATGAAGTGTTTTCTATGATCAATGAATTATTAAGATTATCAGATGAAGCAACTACACCACGCAAGAAACATGACTACTGGAAAATTGCTAAAGTGATGGAATGTCAATACATGCTGGGTGGTCGTATAGCCGAAATATTGGCCATTCAAAAACATAATATTGATTTTATTAATAAGACGGTAACTATCGAGGGTGCAATTATCAAAGGAAAGAAAAATGAGGGAAGTTTTTATTATAAAGATACAACTAAGACTGTATCAAGTTATAGAACGCTATCATTAGATGATAGGACAATAAAAGTATTTAAAGCTGTCATACATGAAAATAATCAAATCAAATTAGCTAACCGAGATTATAAAGATGATGGCTATTTATTCACTAGATTAAATGGTTTACCTCTATCTTTTGAACATATCAACACTAATTATCAGTTGTCTGCTAAAAATGTGGGAATTAAAGATAAAGACATTTCCACACATATCATGCGCCATTCTAATGTGGCTTTATTATCACAACTAGGCTGTACCCTGGAAACAATAAAAGAACGTGTTGGCCACTCTGATTACAATACACTTTTATCTGTTTATCTGCATGTTACAGACAAAATGAAAGAGGAATTAATAGACAAATTAAACGCAATATAA